AGAGGAACTATTGCCAGAAGAAGTTGAAGCAGAGGCAGAATCAATATTATAGCCCGAAAGGATACTTATAATGACGCAAGATATTATATTTAAATACAAAACGGTATTCTTTCTGAGGGTTGAAATATTTGGTTTAATGAGTCAGCTAGGGATGGTTAGAACTAGAAAACATTTTGAAGTATATCTAAAACAAATAAAAATATTACATGGATTGATAAAAGAATATGCACATTTGCTTTACAATTTTGATCACAGTCCTGATTTTTATACTTCTCTAATCAATAAGATGGATGTGGAAATAAGAGATTTAACGCACGATATGATTGGTTTGAGGAAAGATGAAAATTATAAGGATTACAAATTTTCATTCTATGCGTATAGAGAAATATTAGATGCAATGTTTAAGTTGTTTAAATGTAAGTATTCCGCACAACCATTAAAAGGCGATACTGTGCTTAGAGAATACAGGATTGAAGGATTTAAAGATATATTGGGGATTGATATTCTAAAAGAGCCAGAAAATGAGTATGAGCAATTTGATTTTTAAGTTTAGTGGAGGTTGGAGTGGAGGCGGAGGTTGATATAGATAGTTTTAAATTTACATAGATTTACTTTAAGTAATCCCGAAAGGGTTTAAATATAAAATATAAAAATTAAAGAATAAAAGGAGACTAATCTTATGGCAAAACAAGTTGAAAAGAAACCACTAAAAAAAGGTCAGTCATTATTTGTTTTAATTGGTGAAGCAAAGATTAATGATTTTACCTTTAAAATGAATGAAACATCAAAAAAGTCAGATTGGGTATGGAATCAACTAAATTTGGGAGTTGATTGTGGTGGTGGAAATACCGTTTACGCTGAAATGATGGGCGGATATGGCGCACACAGAGATAATGAAATTTACGTACATGGTAAAAAGGAAAATGATAAAAATAAGCAAGTTGATGATTTTGAAAATCAATTTAAAGTAGCATGGGAAGATAGATTTGACGAAGATATTCTTGAAACAATAGGAGATCAATGTTTCATAACTATCGGAATTGAAAAGGACGCAAAAGATAAAGTTTTTGCTAAGAAATTTTTATCTGCTTACGATGCTATAGAATATATTAAAGAACATTTAGAAAATGGTATGGTCGTAAATGCAAAAGGTTCGTTTAAATACACAACATATAATGATATCACTCAAGCAAAAAAGGAAATTAAGAGCATATTTTTATCAAAAGCAGAAGATGTAACTAAATATAAAGCTATGTTTACTCAAACCGTACTTCTAGATAAAGATAGCGTTGGTAAACTAGACAGAGAAAAGGCTGTTTATCCTATAAGTGTAAGAATTGTTGATTATGTTAAAGAGTACAATGGTAAAGAAGTAAAACAAAATATTACATTTAGTAAAATATTTGAACTTGAAGTAGATAAAATTAAGCCCGAAAATACTAAAAAGTTCATTGAAAAGATTCTAAAAGTAAAGAAAGATATTACTGAAATAACTTTAGAAGGTGATATAGTCGAAGGTCAAACTTTAGTTAATATTACTGAAGATGATATTCCAGAAGATATTAAAGAGTTACTTGATATTGGTGCTTATACAATGGAAGATGTCGTAAATAAGCTTGCAGTTGGTGGTAGCAGAGAAAAGAGAATGGTTATTCGTAGACCTTCTATTAAACTTGTTGGCGAAGAAGATGATAAAAAGCCAATAATTATGAAAGTTGAAAATCAATATAAAGACGAAGATTTAGTGTTTGATTTTATGATAGAAGCTGACAAAGATGATGATGATGTAGAAACTGATTTGGATACAGATAGCGATGACGATACAAGTTGGTTAGATGCATTAGACGAAGAATAAACTAAAATATAAAATAAGGAGAGAATATTCTCTCCTTGTAATCCTAATTTTACGAAAGGTGGTATTTAAATTGACAGATAGAAAATATGGCAAGAAAAATGTAATTAAAATTGATCCATTGGCTTATAATTTGGGTTTGATAGGTGAAAGTGGTATTGGTAAAACAACTCTCGCAAAAGAGGTATGTGAGAAGCTAGTGGGAGAAGAAGGATATATGATATTCAATTGTGGTATGGAAGATGGAGTAGATGCAATTGCGGGAGCAATGTTTGAGAATATCCCAGACTGGGATACATTTGAAGAAGTTACAGATGATATTCTAGAAAATAGACTTACGGATTACAAGAATTTAAAAGTTATTGTTTATGATACTCTTGACGAATTATTTTCAATAGTAGAACCAGAAGTTATTAGGCTTCACAATAAGGAGAATCCTGAAAAGCCAGTAAAATCTATAAAAGCTGCATTTGGCGGGTATATGGCGGGAGAAGATAAAGCTATTGAACTTATTCTTGAAAAAATATGGGAATTAAAAAGAATAGGTATTAGCATGTTTGTTCTAGGTCATACAAAAAAGAGGACAATGACAGATGTTCCTACGGGAATAGAATACGATATGTTAACTACAAATATGTCACATAGATATTTTAACGCAATGAAAACAAAATTACATGTATTAGGCGTCGCTTCGATTAATAGGCAGATTACGCAAACTAAAACAGGTAAAAAAATTGGTAAGGGCAAAGATAAAAAAGATGAAATTAAAGGTAGTATTGAGAATGAAACAAGATTAATTACTTTTAGAGATGATAATTTTAATATAGATTCAAAATCAAGATTTTCTGAAATTATTGATACAATACCCTTGGACGCAGATGGATTTATTAAAGCAGTTGAAGATGCGATAAAAATAGAACATGAAAAGCAATCAGGAAATAAATCTATAGAAGAGACAAAAAAAGATCAAGCAAAAGAAAGTGAAATAAATATTGAAAAGAATTCTAATTTAAAAAAGGCAGAGCTTGAAGTAAAAGAAGTTGAGGAAATTATCATAAAGCTAACTAGTTTTATAAAAGCGAATAAGGCAAATACTGATAAGTTAAAGCCTCTACTAACTAAAACAAAGAAGTTAGGACTTATCAACCCAACAAAAGTTGAAAATCTAGAAGATGCAAAAGAACTTTTAAAAGTAGTAAATAGTAAAGCTTGATAATAGGGGATAATTATCCCCTCCCTTTATTATCTAAAAGGAGATAATCTCTTATGAAAAGAAGAAGTAAAGAAGAAATTGAAAAAGATAAACAGGAAAAATTAGAAGCGAAAAAACAACGAGAAGTAAAAAAAGAAATTAAACGTTTGGCAGATATAGAAGCTGAAAAAAGATGGGCTGAATGGTGCGAGCTATATGAATATTTAAAAAGGGATATTATGGGATATTCAAAAGATCTAAAACTTCCTCAATACATGCTAATGCGATTAAAAGGGTTAGCAAGGGGACAATTTTTAGCAAATAGAAATCAAAAGCCTAATGCAAGTTATGAGTTTAAAACTATATTATACACTTTCAAAATGTGTAAAATGGATATTATATCTGGTTTTAAAGCAAATATGACTAAGTTCAATGACGAGCAGCACAAATTTAACTACGCAATGGTTATTGTGGAGAAGAACATTAATGATATGGTTATTAGACTTCAAAATGCAAAACAATCAAAAGAAAAAGCGGAAAATATCACAGTTGATAATATTTATCACGAAGATGCTGGATTTAAGCGTGACCGAAAAAGGATAAATGAAAGGCTAAATAATTTATGGTAGGAGTTGATACATATCACACAAACAAATAAAGCAAAGAGTAACGATAAAAAGGTTCAATTATCAGTGTTTGACGAAGAATTACTAAAAGCTTCAAAAAAAGTAATGGAATATAAACTAGCATGTGAGGCTAATATTGTAGCTATTTGTTGGGCTGTTCCAGATATGTATTATACATATGATAAATTAAACATTAAAAGTTTTCATAATAATTGCTGGAAAGTTTATTTTCAAATAGGTTACGACATTATTATTAAAGAAAGAAAACAAGTATTAGATGAAATTACTATAGGGTTATATCTTGAAAAACATTTAAAATTGAAAGCACAATATGAAAAATATAAAGGTTATGAGACTATTGATAATGCAAAAGCTTATGTTAAAGTTGAAAATATTAATGGTTATATCAATGAACTTTATAAATGGAACGTGGTTTTAGATATGTTAAAAAGAAAATTTCCTGTTTATGATAGAATTAAAGACTTTGCAGATATGACAGTTGAAGAAATATACGAAGAATGGGAAGCAAATTTAAATCACATCTTCATTAATGTTGAGGGAGAAGACGTTACCCACGATATCACAGATGGTTTAGATGAATTAATAGAAGAGCTTGATGGTGGTATAGCGGTGGGTATGCCATTATATAATTCACCAATGTTAAACAAAGAGATTGGTGGTTGTTTAGAAGGAAACGTTACTCTCGTAGGTGGTTTGAGTGGGGTTGGTAAAACAGCACTAAGCAGGGTGTTAAAGCTTCCTAGTATTGTTGATTGCAATGAAAAAATTGTAATAATGATTAATGAAGAAGGAAAGAAGAAATGGCAGCGTGAATACCTTGTTTGGATAGCCAACAATATATTTAAAGAAGATTTGCAAAAATATATAGTCAGAGATGGAAAATATAAAAAAGAAGTAAAAGAATTATTAACAAAATGTTCTGAATGGGCAAAACAACATAAAAACACTATTATCTTAAAACCATTTAGTCAATACACTACTTCTAAAGCTATCAAGACGATTAAAAAGTACGCAAGTATGGGAGTCAAGTATTTTATGCTTGATACATACAAGGCAGATGCTAAAACTTCTAGCAGCGAGGCTTTTTGGTTTAGTATGCAACAAAATATGGTTGAAATCAACGATGTTATAAAACCAGAAAGTAAAAATGTTCATATATGGATTACATTTCAATTAGGAAAAGGAAGTGCAAGACAAAGACATTATTGCCAAGATAATATAGGAATGGCTAAAAATATTGTAGACGTAGCATCAACTTGTTTAATGGTCAGACAGGTATTTGATGATGAATACGAAAATGGCAAACATGAGTTATATGTTTATAGAAAAGAAAAACGAAATGGAAATATAGAATCTGAAATACCAGTCAAACTAAAAAAGGGAAAAAATTATCAAATAATATTTATTGTTAAAAATAGAGAAGGAAGCACAAACGTATTTCAAGTGGTTGTGGAACATGATCTCTCTAGAAATGTTTATAAAGAGGTTGGTTATACAGTAGTTCCTATAGATTGGTAAAGGAGGTGTTTGATATTTATGCTTACACACGAATTAAAAGATTATATTATTGAGAATGATGAAATTATACATATATTAGAATCGTTAAATTGCCATCACATTAAAGAATTTGGGAAAGAATACAGAGCAGGTTTACCAGAACATTCAAATAAAACAGCAATAGCTATTAATAAAACTACGACAAAAGTAAAAATATTTCAGCCTAATAATACTGTCATCAGAGGAGATGTATTAACCTTATGTATGCATATATTAAACATCTCATTTCCTGAATCTAATAAACAAATACACAATTTATTAGGCTTAGAATATAAATTTATCAAACAAAAAGAAAGTGTAAAAACAGAAATAGATCCTTTACGTATATTTAAAAAAGTAAAGACAAGAAACAACTTATTTAATGTAAATGATATTGAGTTATATTCAGATGATATATTGAGAGATTATGTTCAGCTACCCCATATAGACTGGATTAGAGATGGAATTATGCCTTGGACTTGTGAAAAATTTAATATTGGTTATAGTACAGAAAAAAAAAGAATAGTTATCCCAATTAGGCATTGGTGCGGAGAAGAAAATGAATATTTAGGCATTATTGGTAGAACGACTGTTCCTGAATATTCTATATTTGATATTCCTAAATACTTTCCATTAAAACCTTATTCTAAATCAATTAATATTTATGGATTACAAGAAAATTATAAATCAATACAAGAAAATCAATACTGTATTGTGTACGAAGCGGAAAAATCGGTCTTAAAAAGACATAGCAGAAAAGACGAAACGGGAGTTGCAATAGGTTCACATTCTCTAAGTGATGAACAAGTTAAAATATTAATAGGGTTGGACGTTTCAATAATTATTGCATACGACAAAGATATACCTTTAA